CATTATTGGCCGCCTCCAACGGCTGATTTCACCTTAGCGCACTTTTCGGCGCTTGTGGGGGATTTGCAGCCTTACTACTTTTCGCACCATCCTGGCCGGGATGAATAGCACGTTGTCTACGCCCTTGTCATCGGTCAGGCTTTGGGCAAGTATCAGATGCCTGGCGTTGCGCTTAGACAACAGCCAGCCCACTGATTGCACCACGCACGGCTCATCAGTCAGGTCAGCGAGCTCATGCCATTCGTCGTTGTCAATGGTGTGCGCGTCATGCCAGGTGACCAGCACGAGTGGGTGCTCTAGTCGAGCCATACCACGTACTCCGCCGCAACCCGGCCCTTCTCTGGATCAATAAAATGCAGACGTTGGCTAGGTATGCCTGTTGCTGCGACGAACTCGCGCGCGTATTCGTTGTGCGACTCGGGTGACCCGGTTACGAAAATGCGGCCTCCGTTGCTCATGGTCAGGCTCATGGGCGTGTGCCAGTGGCCCATGTAGCAATCGTGGAAGTCCTCGATGACGCCACCGGCCCATGCGTTGACTTTGCGCAGGATGCCGAAAGCTGGCGTGTTGCCGCCAAAGCTCTTGATTTCATCGCCGTGCACGAGCAGCGCCTTGTAGTTGCCAATTTTGGTGATTTGATACCAGGCATCTGATGACTGCCAATCCTTGACCAAGTGGCCGACTTTGTTGCGCGCTATTTCGTAGGCGATGCGGTCGATGTTGTCGCCGGCTGGCATTTCGCCTTTGCGGCCGATGCGGCCGTGGTTGCCGTATTCGCACACGACGCGCACTGACTCGAAGTTGGCGGCCAATGTGGTGATGGTTTGGCTGATGATGTGCGACGTGTTGAACAGCTGCTCATAAAGCAGGGCGTCAACTTCCCACGCTTGGCCAGGAAAGATGCCTAGGCCCTCAACCATGTCGCCACCGAGAAACAACACTGCCTCGCGTACCGGGTGATGCTTGCGCTGAATGTCGGTAATGGCAATGCTTTTGTCAATGAAACGCTCAATGCGTTGTGCGCACGTTTGTTTGCCGTAGCTCACGGTCTTTTTGCCCAGCTGCCAGTCGGTGCAATGGATGAGCGCAACTTCGGCTTTGCCTTTGCGCGTGTCTTTTGCAGGTGCCTTGACTTTGACTGGCGGTGTTGCCAGCCCGGCATCCTTGGCGGCCTGATACACAGCGGCAACTAGTTCGCCGGTCTTGTGCTTCAGTTTGATGTTCAGCTCATTGGAGCGCTTAAGTGCTTGGCGCAGCTGATCGATTGTTTGCAGCTCGCCCAGTTCGTCACTTAGAGCCATTACGCATCCTGTAGCGGTAGACGACATTCCAATCGGTCTTGAAACCGTGCTTGCTTAACAATGCGGCTACGGCCTGATTGCTGAATGATTCGTCAAGGATGATGTCAACCCATTCCTTACGGTTTTTCTGTTTATTGACCCAGGTGACCAGGTCACCGATTTTGTTCTGCTTCTGAGTTATTTCGTCGCGTAAAGCCATTGATGTGATCCTCCAGGTGGTTGTCTAGCTTGTTTTCCACCCTAGTCAGTATCTTGCGCACGTATGCGTGATCGTCGGCGTTTTCTCGCCGGGCCCGCTCAACCAAAGCAGCCGGTACGCCAGCCACTATCAAGGCGACGGCTGAGATGAGGGCAACGGTGATTTCAGTTTGCATGGGTGTCGAGCCAGCGCTGCACCCTGGGTGGTATTGATTCTGCCTTGAAATAGCGGATGTGCCACGGTTCGGCTCCAGACCTGAATTCCCAACTGAATCCGAACGTCAGGCAGTTGGCTTCCATCCATTGCAAGCGCTCGCCTGACGCCTCTGACACGTCGACAGCGAGGCCAAGGTTGTGTGTGCTTGTGCCTGGTACGGCCATCGGGGCCAGCCCAGGTTTCAGGTACCAGCGTTGACCGCGCCACGTGCGTATCGATGTGCTGTTGGCAATCGGGGCTGTGGTGTATCGAGCTAGAAAGCCGCGTTCCTGTGTCGCTAGATCGCGGTAGGTGTCGCCGTGGCTGGTCGGTTTAAACGGCCTGATGCCATCAGCGTGAGCTTGTCTGCGCATTGCCTCCCAAGCTTGTGCGGCAAGCCAGTGCAGTCGGCCGTAGGGGCGTATTGAGCGCAGCAGGTAGGCAGGTATTTCGCCTGGGTTGACATTGGCTAAATCAGCCGGGAGGCGTACCGGCCTGACTTCGCGGCTCACTTGCGGCCGTATCTCGCGTCTTTAGTGTTTGCCCAGGCGTAGATCAGCGGCAGCACTGCTGCGAGCCCGGCTTTTAGCGCGCCTTCCACGTCGTAACCGCTTGTGATAAGCACGGCGACGCTTCCAGCGACGAATCCTTTGACCCAATCCTCTAAAACGTGCTGCCACTTCATCAGCCGACCAGTGCTTTAATTTCGGCTTCGGTCAAGCCCAACGCGGCAAGTTTGGCGCGTGCCGATGCAAGCGCAGCGGCTTTGGCGTCAGCGGCTGCGGCGACGGCGGCCGCATGGGCTTGAATTGACGCGGCGGCGGCTTCGTAGGCCTCAATTTCTTTGGCAGTCATGTCGCGGTCAATGCCGTTGTCATTCATTCTGTAGGTCATGATTTGCCCAATCCGTAGATGGTGTAGGTGCCTGTGGCGGTGCCGCCAGTCAATTCAATGCCGTCATAAGCCGTGGCAGTCGTGTGGTTTCCTGCGTAGGTTTGAATTGTGACACCGCCGCTTGCACCTTGATTGTTGGTGAATGTAATCGCCGTAGTGGCTTCGGCAAGGTTCGGGCCGCTGAGAATAAATGCATTTAGGCTCATCACGCTGCCAGCTTGCCCATAGCCGCATTTGGTCTGCGAAGTGGAACGCGCGCCTGCGATGGTGGTGTTTGAGCCTTCAATGCGCTGATAGTTGTAGTTTGTTGCGGCTGTGACGCCGCCCACGCGGAGGGCCCAGAAAAGTTCGGCGTTAGCCGTAGTCGTACATCTCACGACAATCAGGTAGTTGGTGTAAGTGCTTGTAAATACGTTGTCTGCGGTGATGCTGGTTGCGCTGGTGAAGGCAGTTTCGGCTTTGACGACTGCGAAACTTGGTGATCCACCCCACGTCACCCAAGCGCCTGCTGCGTTGTATGTCTGCAGGCCGACGCCTTCGACGTAACACATCTGACCTTCGGCAAGCGTTTTTTCGCCAGTGCCACCAAATGCTGCGTCGCGCGTAACGGTGCTGGCAAACACCGGCACGCCAGTCCGAGCCGACTGATTCATTTGAGCCGCAGTAAGCACCTGGCTAGCTGTGAACGTTGGAACTGCTGTTTGAGCGTTAGCACCCATGGTCACATCATCCTAATACGTTCGTGCCGTCAAGTTGACCGTACACCAAATCGTCAAGAATGAGCTGGAACACCACCGTTGTTGGCGCTGTGAAGTAAGTGACCCGGTGGCCTGTGTTGACATTGATAGTGCCTTCAATGCCTTCAATGCTGAGCTCTGAGGTAAGCGTTGATAGGCCAGTGATGTCCTTGGTAACGGTGATGGTGTCGCCAATGTCGACGGTCGCGGCGTTGGTGCGTTGTGGATCGGTGAGCAAGCCGAAATGGGTGCTAAGCGCCGTGAATCGTGGCCCTGGTTCGCCTTCGAGCAGATAAGCGGCAAGCGCATCTATTTCACCTTGCTGGTGCAGCAGGCTGTTGGTGATTGAGCGTGACTGAATGAAGTATGTGGCCTGGCTAGTCAAATCTTGGTCGGTGGCCGTTTTGCCGTCTAGTGCCTCGACGTAGGCGCGATTGATGACGCCATCAGCGTCAAACTCCACCTCTACCTCGTCATACTTGGCGGCGGTGCCATCGTCCGCAAACGTAATGACTGATCCGCTTAGCGTAGCGCCAATACGGTTTTGGAACGTCAGCACGCCATCACGCGACATAAACAAGCGGCCTTGCTCGGCCTCATTGATTTGATTTAAATAGTTCAGCGTGTTGGTGCCAGCATCAACGTTGTAACTGCTGTCGTGACCCAGATTGACAGTGCCGGTATCAATGTTGGTTGTGCCGGTGTAGTCCACTTCAGGCAATGCGAGCACGGTGCTGACACGCGCACCGCTTAATTCAGCGCTGGGGTTAAAAGCCGCCATCTGGGTTTGGGCCAGCAAATAGAAATCATCTGAACACGTCACGCTGACGGTGTTGAATCCAGCCAGGGCGAAGTTGTATGTGTATGACGTGACATAGCCGACGAACAAATAGTCGCCATTACGGCTCAGCCTGATTTGACGCATCGGCGCCAAACCCGGCTTGTCGTTCAGCGGATCAAAATAAGGGCTGCTTGTGTCGTATGGGCCGAGGATGCCGGTTTCGTCATTCATTGTGAATGACATGACGCCAGCCGAGAACTGATCGTCCACTTTCCGTCGGCCGCGCCTGTAACGAATGTCGGTAACGAAATCGGTTATGTCGGCGTATTGAGTTTGCGGGCCGAGTGTGTATGTCGTGCCATCAAGCACGCCCTTTAGCGCGTCGTCAAGCGTGAACGAATTGACATCGAAGCCGGTATCGAGCTCCAGCAGGTATGTGCCTGATTGAACGACTGTTGCAGCCATTACGCAATCTCGACCTGCAATGGGCCGCTGCGACGGTTGTAATCACGCAAAGCATTGACAATGGTGTCACCAAGATCAGATGGCGCAGTGACGGTGTTGATGGTGATGCTGATGCCGCCAGTTATGCCATCGAGCAGCATTTCGTTGCCTGGTGCTGCGCCAAAACCGCCACCACCGCCACCAATGAAACCTTCGTTAATCGGCAAGATGCCGACCATACCTTGACCGATGCCGCCACCGCCACCGCCGCCACCACCACCGCCTGACGGTGCAGGCAAGGTCACGGCTGGTGCAGGCACCACAGGTATCACTGGTGTTGCAAACGTACGCTCAACGAAATCTGGGCCGCTGCTAGCGCCACCGCCGCCACCGGCTGAAGCTCCGCCGCCACTAGTGCTGAATCTTGGCAAACTGAATTTGTCAAGATAACCAATGTCGGTAAATGGGTTGATTGCGTTCAAACCTTCAATGATTTTGTTGATCATGCCAACGTAGACATTGCCGATTTTTTCAAAGATGCCAATGATGAAATTGCCCATTGCGGCAAATGCGTTTTTGATGCTGCCTGTTTTTTCGACTAGCACCATGAATCCTGCGACAAGAGCTGCGACAGCGACAACGACCAAGCCGACTGGGTTGGCGGCCATGACTGCATTGAGCACAATCTGGCTGGCCGTAATGACTTTAACTGCTGTATTGAGCACCAAGATGGCTGAGGCCAGGGCACCGACCGCCAACATGACTTTCACGATGGTGTCGCTGTTGTTTTGCGCATACTCAGCAAAGCGTTGCAAGTACGGCAGCAGTTTTTCAAGTATTGGCAGAAAGGCTGCGCCGATTGATTCTTTGGTTTCGCCAATAGTGAGCGATAGGCGTTTCATGCGGCCCTCGGCGCTGTTGGCAGCCACGACCGCAGCGCCACCGACCGTTGCGTTGAGCGCCTGCATGATCTCGTCAAGCGATGCACCGTCTTTAATCAGGCCGCGCACGCTCGGCACCAGGTTGCCTAGGGCTTTGGTATTGCCTGCGTAAGCCTTTGCCACAGCATCAGTGACAGCGCTGAGCTCTGTGCCGGTAGCGGCCGAGATGTCAAGCGAGGCGTTAAGCAGCTCTTGGCTGTATTGCAGATCGCCTGTGGTTTGCACCAACGTCGCCAGGGCTGGCCTGAGCACGTCGTCTGCGACTGCTGCGCTCATCATGGTGGCCTCGATGTAGGCCTCGGCCGCGCGCACGTTGGCTTCACCGGCCAGCGTGTTCTTTTCAATGGCTAGGGCGAGCAGCTCTTGGGCTTTGGCGTCCTCAATGGCAGCTTTGGTGGCGTCGCCAATAACTACGGCTAGGCCGCCAATAGCGGCTGCTGCTGGTAGCGCGGCTTTGCCCAGGGCAAACTGGGCTTTAGCGCCAGCGCCCTCAAGACTCTTGAATTCGTTGATGGCCTTTGTGATGCCCTTCGAGTCGAACTCGGAGACAATGGGAATACTTACGGCCATTGGTACATCCTACGAACGGCTCACTGGTGCGGTCACCAGGTTGCGGTTCACTTCATCCATGACGCGCTCACACAAGCGGAGCATCTCCTCATCGACCCGCGATTTGTTTTTCTCGTACGAGGGCCACATGACGCGCGATGCTGATCCCCAACGTTGAGACAATGCCCGAGCCAGTGGGTTGCTTGATTTGCGGCCGGCGATGTCAAAGGTTTGGTTGGCGATGCCTGACCATACGAGCCTGAACGTGCCGACATTGACTTTGTTGCCTTGGTATTCCTTGACGCGGCGTGTGCTGATTTTGGCGACGAGAAACTTCTGCGCAATGGCTTGTGACCAGCCACCGTCACCAATAATTTCGTAACCCGATTTGGTTTTCCATTTGCGGTTCATGCCCGACAGCGGTGCAGCTGCCGGCACGGCTGCCTTGGCGTCATCAATGACCGACTTGACAATTTCTTTGTAATCGCGCGTAATCTCGCGGCGCAAACTTTTGTCAATCTTGTTTAATTCGCGTAAGGCCTCTTTGATGCCGTACACCTGAACACTTGCGCTAACGGCCACGGCGTTTCTCCTGCTGTTTCTTGGCGAGCAGCAACACCGTCGCCAAATCTTCTACATCAAACTCGATGCCGTCTGGCCAGTACCCGGTAGCCAACAGCAGCTCAGCTAACTGGCGTCTGATGCTGCCGGATCCGTAGGGTTTGCGCCAGCGACCTCAACGACGCTGAAATCCTCAACCGATTGAAGCCAAGCGTCATAGTCACGACCTTCACGCTTTTGAGCGTTGAGCACGTGCCACGCCATGAACATCAGGTCATCGATACCGATGCCGCCTTGGAGATCAGATGCGCGGCGCTTGAATTTACGTTCCCACGCTGCGGCAGTTGCGATGGTCGTAGTGACCGTTTCGCTGACCGATTGTCCTGCCGGTGTCTTAAACGACACCTGGATTGTCAATTTCATGCGGTCACATCTTCAACAAGCGTGCCACCAGTGATCGTGATTTCGACCTCTGAAAGCTCTCCGAGGCTGGCATTAATCACATCAAGTGACTCTAGGTACCCACCCGTAATCTGCATTTCTGGGTTTGTCGTCGTGATGCCGCCGCTGGTCGGCTTAACTGCCACGTAGACGTTGGTGCCCACGAGGCTGGTGAGATCGACGTAAGTGCCAGGCGTCGCGCTGTATTCCATGAGCAGCGTCGCGGTAACGGTCACGTTGGTGAGGCCGCCCACGTAGTTGCGAGCCGAGGAACCGAAGCTGGAAGCGTCAAGGGCTTCGCGCGCCTTGGTGATGACCACGCTCTTGCACTGGTCTGACAAGTCCTTGGTCGAGGCCGACGAAGCTCCGATGTTGAAGGTCGGTGTGGCGAGGTAGGTGGTTGCAACGGCCATGTAGCGGTTCTCCTGTGGTTGGCGGCCGCTGCAAGCCTTGTGGGCAGTCTAGTAGGTCTACGGTGCGACTTTGGTGCGTATCACGAGCTCGTAGGCAGGGTAATCGGCGCCACCGTAACTGACAGTCGTTGGCCGGGCTGTGTTCAGGCCGATTTGCGCGGCTCGAATCAAATCAGCCAAGTCAAGCAGCTGGTCAAGTGTGCGGTTGTCGCCTGTGCCCATGCCGACGATTACGACACGGAATTCCATGTCGGCTACTACGTTGCTGGCCATCTCGATGCTCGGTGCTTCAACGATTGCGCACGGCACGTTAATGTTGCGCGGATCGTTGAAAACTTTTAGCCCGGTAATCAAACCGAGGCGCGTTACGAGCTGGTCGTACCCTTCTTTGAACAGGTTGCTCATCACGCCACCTGCGGCTTACCGACTCCGAGTAGGCGAAGTATCTGGCCGTAGTTGCCTGTGACTGGGCCACCTGTGGCCAACGGATCGAAGCTGGCGAAGGCCTCAGTGCTGCCGCGCTCGCGGTAAAGGATTGCCGCGTATTGCACGGTGCCAAGCTTGGCTGCGCCATCTGGCACGGTGCTGGGCGAATCCCAGTAGCCAGCCTCCTGGCGGCGACGGAAGCAGAAAGCGTTGGCTGCCGCGAGCGCCATGTTGGCAACGTCAAGGTCAGCGCTCGGATTCGTGAACGTGAAGCCGAGGTAATCCTCTAAATCAGCCAGGACAATCCATGTGCACGTAACCGAGTACGTGGCTGTGCCTGTGGCCGCAGCGCGCTCCAGATCGGCTGTGGTGAGCGCAAACAGCACCTGATTCGGGATGATGCGCGATGTGTCGTAGAGGTAATCGCCCTGGGCGCTGACGCCAGTGAAGTAATACTCGGGCAATGCAAGGATTTTGTGGGTGGCGTTCCACCCAGCACCAACACCAGCAATCGTGATGCTTTGACCGACCTCAAATTCAAGTGGCTCCAACAACTGAACGATGG